GGAGACCGACGACATGATCAATGAGCCAATGCGACGACCCTCGCCAGTGATGACGCTTCCGCCGTGGGCGCGCCTCGGGATCATCGGCGGCCTGGCCTTCCTGCTGGTGGCGGCCTTCACGGTGTCCATGCAGCTTCTCGGCCCCACGGCCGTGCTCGCGACGACCTGCGAGATCCCGAACATCTTCGTCTTCAACCAGGTTCCCAGCGCCGCGGACTTCAACGATAACTGGGCGGCGGCCTGCACGGTGCTCAACGGCCAGATCACCAACGACAACATCGCGACCAACGCGAGCATCGTGTGGAGCAAGCTGGTCCCAATCGACGACCCGGTCAATGGCAGCACGCAGTTCAAGGACCATAGCGCGCGCCACGAGAACGGCGGCGCCGACGAGATTGAAGACCTCGAGATCCTGGAGACCGGCACGCTGGTAAGCCTTCACGCCTCGCGGCATGCCTCGGGCGGGGCAGACCCACTCACGTCAGGGTCCATCACCCTCTCAATGCTGGACACGGCGCTGCAGAACTCGCTGGGCGGCTCGGCGGCGCATGTCGTCGATCTGGCCACCGCCCGCGACCAGGTGTTCGTCGGCGATGTCAGGACGCGGTTCAAGACGACAGGGCTGACGGCCGATGCCGGTGTGGACCTCATCTACTGCAACGCACAGCTCTACGTCGCCGTGAACGACACCAGCACAGGGCTCGACTATGTGCTCAAACTCAACAAGGAGGCGATGACGCAGACCTCGTCGATCTCGCTCACGGCTGAGGACAACCCCGCGGACCTGGAGTGCCATCCCGATGGGTCGGTCTATGTGCTCACCGCCGGCAACGCTGGCGCGCGCAACCCAAGTCTCCTGAAGATCGCGACCAACGACGGCGTCACGACGCTCGAAGACCTCGAGGCGAGCGATTCGGTGGATGCCGTTGTGACGAGCGTGATTGAGACGAGCGGGGTCGCCATCTTCACCCTCGGCCAAGACAACACAATGACCAACGATCGGATTATCTACCGCACCGTCGCCGCCACAGGCGACACCACGAAGCTCACCTACGACATCGACACTGACGTGGACGGGCGCGATCTGGTGATGTGGAAGTGGGACGGGACAGAGCGGGTAGCCATCCTGTGGGCCGAGAACGCTGGCTCTGCTGAGTGCTGCATCAGGAGTTGCGACCCGGCGAACCTGGGATCGTGCGACATTGACCAGTCAAGCAACTGCCTCGATACAGGTGACATCCGCATCAACGTCGGAGGTGCGGACTGCGGGGCGCCGCTCATCTTCGATGGCGACACGTTCATAAGCACTACTTCTACCGGCGGCAACTTGTACAGCGTCGGCCGGCAGTTCTTGGATGCGAGCTTCGTGTTTGGCAGCACCGTAGTGGCCACGGCGAACACGGGATACTTCGACGGGCACTACCGGATCTGGCAGGAAGGCGACGGAGAGATTTCGCTGTGGCCCGCCGGCAATGGCAACATCAGCCAGAACAACCCATGGAAGGCCGGCCAGGCGAACCAGGTTGCCTGTGGCGTCACGAGTGATGGGACGTATCTGTATGTGTGCTGGTACAATAGCGCCGGCACCGAACTCACCGTGGTGAAGACGCTCTTGTAAAGTTCAGGAGGACAGGCAATGTCGTTCGCAGAGCAGGGCGCGCAGATCACGGGAGCATTCGGCGGCAGTGGCCCGAAGTACCGCGGTTACAAGCCGAAGAAGGGCACGATCCGCGGCTACGAGACTCGCCAGAAGCAGGACATCGAGGGGCTCTACGGTGCCGATCCATATGGCCAGCAGGGCCTGGGGTACTCGCAGCGCTCGCTGGCCACGATGTATGGGTTGTCGGAGGGTGCGCGCGGGGCCGAGAAGCAGCGCGTCCACGACATCTACGCGACGAGCCCCTACGGCACCAAGGGCACGGCGTACCTCAAAGCCCAGGAAGGAGTGGAGCGCGGCCAGCGCGAAGACCGCATGAGGCTTGGCGAGCGTGTTGGGCTCGAGGGCGAGCGCCAGGCGCGCGCGGACCTGGCCTTCAGGATGGGCGGCGTGAGTGAAGCGTATGGGCAGTCCGCGGATCTCTACAACCAGAACGCGGCTGCTAGCTACCAGGCGAATCTCGAGAAGTTCAATCGCAGAAAGCAGCGTTACGAGGCCGTGGGGCGCGCTGCCGGGGCCGTCGCCGACTTCTACACCGGCGGCATGGCAGGATGAAAGGAGGGTAGGCCAATGGCAGCATTCAACCCGCCACGAATGGCGAACCCAGGGTCGGCTCGACCGGAGCTGCAGCCGCCACCAATTACCGTGACGCCAGCACCGAACCCTGGAATGGCCGCGCCGCAGCAGCCGAGCGGCTGGGCAGCGGCACTGCAGGGCTACCGGAGCGCTCGTGCCAAATACCCAGGCTTCGGCGACCGGAAAAAGCGCGCACCATCGATCAAGACGATGTACGCCAAGAGACAGCCGGCGCCTGGAGCGCCAAAGCGCAAGAGCAAGCCGATCCCCGAATACTGAGGTCGCGCACGTAAATGCCTGGACCTGGACTGGCTCGCATGGCAGCGATGGCGGGTATGCCGGCGGCAGCACCGCCGCGCCGCCGCCGCCGCGGCGCAGCCTCGCCTGAGCCGACACCAGACTCTGCCGCAACCCCACCGCCAGCAGAACCAGCCAGGCGGCAGCCAGCCCCCACCTACGATCCCCTCATCAAGCCGCCGAGCTTCTGGAAGAGCGGCCTCAAGTGGCCCCTCGCGGTGCAGCAGTGGAGAGCCCAGGTCCAGGGCGCCAACAAACTCTCGGACCTCTACCTGCAGCAAGGTGTGCATCGCCCGCCGAGCGAGTTCGCGACACCAGAGGCACTCGAATCCGGCCGCTCGAACCTGGCGAACATTTACGACGCGAAGGTCACAGAGACGGTCATGCACCAGCGCGCCTCCAGGCGCCTCGCGGAATTGAAGGCAGCCGGGATCCCCATCAACGTCTACGACCCGAAAAAGCAGCATGACTTCCTCACCGCGCCGTACTGGGACTTCTCGCTGTTGGGGATGCCAGTCACCAGCGCCGAGGTGCCGCTGTTCACCGAGCCCCATCCTGTCACCAAGGCCCCAATCACCTTCATGAGGGATCCGATGACTGGCCACGTCACTCGCGTGCCGGACACCGCCGCGGGGGGCATGGCTCCAGATGACCCGAACTACCGGAAGATCGTCCCGCACCCAACCACAGGCGAGCAGGTGCCATACGTCCAGACTGGCCCAGGCAAATGGATTGTCGATCCGGTGTGGATGCAGCAGAAGCGCTCCGAGCAGACCGGCGCCCCCAAGCAGGGCAAAGTCGATGAGTCGTGGGACAAGTACCACTACCTCGACAACGCTTGGAAGATCAAGAAGCTGCAGCGCTGGCAGACGATCTTCAGCGACCAGGAGGCGGCGCGAGACAAGGTCGGGACGATCGAGGGGCAGCTCGCAGCCGCTGAGGCGACGTTCAACGAGACGCAGATCGCGCGGTTGGAAGGCGAACTCAACGAGGCGCGGCGCGAACTCGACCGCCAGATGAAGCGCAACGGGGATCTCGAGCTTGGCTCTCCGCCGCGGCCACCGTCTGGGACGCCGTCGTGGCGCGAGCCTGGCGCGGCACCACCGGCGCCACAGCAGGCGCCAGCAGGCCCGCCGCAACCAAACGAACCCGCGGCCGGAGGGCAGGCGCCGGCAGCGGTGGGGGCAGGGGCTGCCGGGAGGGCTGGAGTCGTAGGGACGATCATCGACCCGGCCACCGCAGTCACCTACGTCTCGAAGCGCTACCAGGCCGGCAGCGGCACGCCAGAGCTGCTGTACAGGGAACTCATCGATCTCGGATTCGAGGCTCGGGTCGCGAGCCAGTTGATGTCGGAAGCCGGGATTCCCGGCGCACCAACTGAGGCGACCCTGATGCAGCCACCTGGGGCGCCCGCGCCGACAGGGCAGGCTGGCGGGCAGACGACAGTTCAGATGCCCGGCGCGCCGATCACGCCCACCACCGGCGGGCAGGTGCCGGACGAAGAAGACCGGCCGGATCTCTCGAGCGAGGCTGCGATCGTGGACTACATGATCGATCTGCGCAACGAGGGAATGGAAAACGAAGAGATCGGTCAGACCCTTGTGGACGAGTTGCTCGCGCAGGGGTACGATGAGGCCGCGGCGGGCGAGACGATCGATGACTTCGTCGTCAGGATGTTCGCCCTCGCCGGGCTCATCGACTGATGGCCACAGCCACCACCACATCTCCACCGGGAACGACGACAGGCCGCCGCAAATACCGTCACGACCCGATGCGGGTGCGGCAGAAGTACCACGACCTCATCGAGAGCGCTGGTGAACTGCCCGACCCGGCGCAGCTTCGCCTGCCGTACCTGCAGCAAGATGAAGGGATCCCACCTGTAGGGGCCGGCTCGCCATCGCCGCCTCTGCCAGCAGCCGCCCTGGCCCCTGAAGCATCACACCCTCCGGGGGCCGGGGCGACTCAGCAGCCACCGCCGCCATCGCTGCCCACGCAGCGCGGTCAGTTCCGCACAGAGCCCATGCCACCGGCGGCAGCGGAAATCGGCCCGAGCATCATGCGCGGAGTCAGTTCACTTGTGTCCGGCGCTGGTTCTGGGCTGGAGATGCTGGAGCGCCTGACATGGCCGCCCATCGAAGACCCGCAGGCACGCCGGGAGTGGGAGCAGCGTAGGGGCCTCCCGGATGGTTCGTACGCGAAGGTCCTCCAGGAGCGCAGAGCACAGCCATACGGCCCGACAGACATCGGCGAGAGGCTGCGTGGCAAGGGCGAGAAGATCGGCACCCAATACCCGGTGCCTCCAGATCTGGCCGAGAGCATCATCGACAAGCCTGGGCTGCTCCTGAACCCATCGTGGTGGATGGCTCATGGGCCGGCAGCCGCGGTCTCGAGCGCGCCGTTCTTCGTGACTGGCGTTGGAGGTGCTGCCATCGCCGGGAAGACTGGCGCGATCGCGCTGCCGATCATCACCGAGAGCTTCTTCGAGGGGGCGCTCGTCTGGGACGAGAAGAAGAGATCTGGGGCCTCCGACCAGGAGGCCGGCCGCGCTGCGGCCCTGGCGTTCGCCATCAACGTGCCGATGACGGCTGTGCCGGCTCAGGAGATCTTCGGTGGCGGCCCCGGCAGGAGCGTGGCGCGCCAACTGGTTGGCGGGTTCGCTGCCGAGGCCGGCCAGGAGATGGGGCAGGAGGCGACTTCCAACATCCTCACTGGCCGTCCGGTGTCCGAGGGCGTCCCGGAGGCCGGGGTCCTTGGCGGGGCTCTCGGTCTCGGGATGGGAGCGCTGGCGCCGCGGGCCGCGCCAGAGGCACAACCAATCCCAGGGCCACAGGTTCCGCCTCAGGCTGCCGCTGGAGGGCCAGCACCCCCCACACCTCAAACTCCGGGTGCCGCTGTGCCCCAGGGGCAGCCTCCTCTTGCTACGCCTGGCGCCCCGGCGGCGCCCCTCAGTCCGATGGCCGAGCGCATCTCCGCGGCGATCGCGATGGGCATTGACGGAATCCAGGGGCTGACCTACGAAGCCGGCATGGTCGAGGCGTTCAAGGAGGTCGCCCACAGGGCAGGCTCTGGCGACCCCCTGATGGCGGTCATCTACGAGGTCAAGGCAGACTCTCAGGTTAGGGGGGCTGCCAGAAAGGCGCTCGTCGATCTCCAGGGGCAGATTGGGTATCAGCCTCCACAGCCTCAGCCAGGGCAGGCTCCGCCGGGAGCCGTTCCGCCGGGTCCCACAATCGGTCAGCCGCCGCCCGGTGTGATGCCAGGTCCAGGCGTGCCCGCTCCGGAAGGCCCAGAGGTTGCGCCGCCCCCTTCCGCGCCACCGCCACAGCCCCCCATTGAGCCACCATCTCCTGCGGCGGTGCCCCCCGGCACTGCGCCTGTCACGCCGCCATCACCGGCGCCTGGCCCCGGCGTCGCCCCTCCCGCCGATGCTACTGCCCAGCCAGGTGCTGGCGCGCCCGTCGTGGAGCCGCCAGCCCCGGCCGCGGTGCCGCCGCAGGAAGTGCCACCGACTGAACCGCCTCCCCCTCCACCGCCAGCGGCACCTGACCCGCGCGCCATCCCAGGCATCGAACACGTGCCGCCGGAAGCGCATCAGAGGCTGATCGACGCTCTGGCTGACGCCGGAGTGCTCGTGGCGCGTGGAGAGAGCGGCCTGCCGGTGCTCGCTGACCCAGATTCGGACAAGGGCAAGGCGCGCGCGGTCGTCATGGATCTGCTCGATGACCTGGCGATGGAGGCCCCGGTTGAGGCGCCGCCGCCAGAGGCGCCCACGGAGACCGCTGCCCCGAAGGTGACGTTCGCGCCAGGCGACCGCGTGGTGGTGCCGCACTTCGGTGAAGGTCGCTTCGTCAGCTACATCAACGACAAGGGCGCGCAGGTCGCACGACCGCAGCCTGGCGGCAGGGCCATGGTGGAGGTCGGTCAGGAACCTCAAGTGACACGTCAGGTGTTCCACGTGGAACAGATCGCGCCAGCGCCGGCCCCACCTGAGGCAGGCGTCGCTGTCGCTGAACCTCCAACCGGCGCTGGCGCGCCCCCCCAGGATGCCGCAGTTCGGCTTGCAGCGTTCCACGAAGAGATCGCGGCACTCAAGCGCGAAGAGGAAGAGCAGGGCAAGACCGGCCATTTCCTCAAGCCTGGATTCGACCCTGCGGAACTCACCGAGGACGATCTCGCCATCTGGGAGCGCGTGAAGAGTGGCGAGGCCACGCGCGAGCAGTTCGAGCAATACCGCAAGGGGCTGCAGGAGGCAGGCGGCGCATCGCGCTCTGCCTTCGGTTCTTTCATCGCCAACAAGATGGTCGGAGTGCTCGCGTCGAAGGAGCGTGCCGTCGCGCCGCCCGAAGAGGCTGTGCCGACTGACACTCCCGTGCGGCTGCTCACGCGGGCGTTCGCCACGCGCCTGCGCGAAGGGGTCGAGATCCCCAAGAAGCCGTCCGAACTCAGGCAGCTTGCAGTGAGCCTCACCGGCAGGCCGGTGGACGCCATCGACGCCGACTTCATCGACGCCGTCTACGACGGGCTCGAGGGCGCGGCCAGCATCCTGTTCGCCGAGAAGTTTCCGCACGGTGCGCATCTAGCGAGCGCCATCGCCACAGCCGCCGATGTCGAAGGCATCTTCGGAAGCCGCACGCGCACGCTCGGGATCCGCGACAAGCAGCAGTTCTCAACGCCCCTGCCGATCGCGCAGATCGCCGCGCACCTGCTCGGGCCGCCGGTCGAGGGTGGTCTTGTGCTCGAGCCCAGCGCCGGCACGGGGAACCTCGCGGAGGCCGCCCGCCTGCGCGGACATGATGTGGTCCCCATCGAGATGGACCAGCGGCGCGCCGATGTCCTGAGGGAACTCGACTACGTGGCCACGGCGGCCGACATCTTCAGGCACCAGGACACAGCCGTCTACGACGGGGCCATCATGAACCCGCCGTGGGAGAAGGGCACCCGCTTCGTAGCGCGCGTGCCGTTCGAGCAGGACGACATCGCAGACGCCTTTGTGTTCAAGACGATGAAGCTGCTCAAGGATGGCGCGCGCCTGGTGGCTGTGCTCCCAGAGCACTACATGGAGTCCGTCACCGAAGGCAAGGCCAAGGGGCTCATCTCCTGGCTCAGGAACGAGCACACCCTGGAAGGCATCATCGCCATGCCGCCGGACAGCTACAAGACCCGCGGCACCAACGTCGGCAGCGTCATCGTCGTGGCGCGCAAGGGGCAGGCGGAGACGACACCGACCCCGCTGCGGGAGCATGTGGCCCAGGCGAGCACGTGGGGCGAGGCGCTCATCGCGGCAGACAAGATCGAGCCGACGAACACAGCCCCGCGCCCGACGAAAGAGCCTGTGGCCCCGCCCACGCCACCGCAGAACACGCTGGTGTCTCCAGAGGAGGCTGAGGCCGCGGAAGACGACATCCGCAAATGGCTCGGTGAGCCAACCAAACAGCCCCCTGCTGGACGCCGGCCGCGTCGCGGGATGTTCGGCCGCGTGGTGGCGGCGCAGGAGCCCACCGGCGGGCCACCACCGGAAGAGCCTGGAGCCGTCCGGCCCATCCCGCCGAAGATCATGCAGGCGCTGGTGAAGGTCGGCACCGCAGCGGTGGAGACATCGGCGCGCATCCAGCACGGGCCGCCGGTTGTCACCTACGGCGCCTGGGCCGAGACCATGGCGCAGAAGTTCGGTCCCGAGGTGGTGTCGCTGCTGCCGCGTGTGTGGCGCCGCATCCAGCGCGTGGAGCACAAGGATACCGCCATCCCAGGCATCGGCAAGGTGGCCGACCTGATGGTCGGAAGTGAGGAGAACCCCGATGGCATACCCGAGGAAAGACCTGACACAAAAGCTCCAGCTCCAACTCCAGGGGTGGGTGGACAACCTCCAAGAGGACCCGGTGGAGGTGGAGCGGCCTCTGGAGGACAGGCTCCTGCAGGCGCGGGACCAGTTCAGCCTCCAGGACCTGGAGAACCTGTGGGAGGAGGACCAGGGGTACCTGCTCCCGACGTGGTGGCCGAGACACAACGAGACGGGCGAACCACCGTCACCATTCGTTCGGGCGCGGGCCTTCGCACGACAGATCTCGACACAACTGGACTCGCGCCGCGGTTCAAAGTCAGACGCATCCGCGACTTCTATGAGGTACAGGCTTCTCCGCATTTTGAGTTCTCTCCACCGCAACCTGGGCGACGGGGAAACCCCCATCTCCGACTTTTCGTAGAGCCGCGCTCGCTCGCTGCCGTCCAGGACCCGGCCATCGCCGTTCCGGTGGACGACAAGTACCTCGAGGGCCTGTCCGATGAGCAGCGCTCAGAGGTGGACCTGCTCGCCCAGGCGTTCTCCGCCGGCCATGGAAGGGTCGCCGGTTACGACGTTGGTACCGGCAAGAGCCGCATGGCGCTCGGACTGATGAAGTGGCTCATCGGGGAGTACGACACGAGCAACGGCACCCGCGGCGCCGCGCGGATCATCTACAGCACCAAGAACCACCAGAACATCTACAAGTTCTTCGCCGAGGAGGTGAAGAACGTCGGGGGCCTGCAGGTCGGTGGCAAGGACATCCCCTGGATGCAGGCGGTGGACTACCCAGCGGCGAAGACCGACCGGCCATCGGACCCATGGACGCCGTTCCCCACGGACGTGCGCCTCATCGCCATCCCCAATATCCCGGTCCACATGGTGGGGTTCGAGCAGGCCATGGCGCACTGGATCAATACCAGCCCCGGCCCAGTGGTGTGGATTGCCGACGAAGTCCACGAGCTGAAGAACGTCTACGGGACAACGCCTGCCGCCAGCGCTGAGTCGTTCATGAACCTCCAGCGCGCGGTGCTGGACGACGAGAACTCCCAGATCTTCTACTTCACGGCGACCCCCGCCGAGGACCCCGACGAATTGCGCGTCTACGTCGGCCTGCGCGAGTTCGGCCCGCTGGCGCAGGACTTCGACAACTACGCCAACTGGATCACGGGCCATGCCGACCAGCAGGGCAACACGCAAGGAGTCGCAGGCGCCGCCAGCACGGGCGACACCTCCATCACCGTGCCGGAGATGGAGCAGCTCGTCCGCGAGTGGAAGGGCAAGGGCAAGTGGGCCGCGCGGTCGATGTGGAAGGGCGGCCAGCAGTACCAGGTCCACGAGCCAGAGGTGGCCGAGGAGCGCATGGGGGTGTTCGACACCTACGTTGACTTTGTGCGGCGGATCTACACCACCGCGACCGAGTTCACGAAGGACAAGCGCACGGGCAAGAGCTTCAGCAAATCGGCAGCCCGCAGCCGCATGCTGGTGCTCGCGCAGCTCACCAACCACGTCAAGCGCATGATGGCGGAGTGGAGGCTCGACCCAACCCTCGACATGGTCCAGGGCTACCTGGACAACGTCCCCGAGGGCGAGATCCCCAAGAGCATCGTGGTGAGCATCGTCGAGGGTGCAGCCAAGGGAGGGGCTGGGGCCGTGGCCGAGGAGCGCGCCGGCCGGCTCGACGCCGCGATCTCGCTCATCAACGACATGGATAAAGAGGGCGACACGATCTCCGACGCCCAGGTCGCAAAGCAGATGCTGGCCGACGAACTCGAGACCATGCCGCAGCTTCGCGACATCGTGAAGACCTTCCAGGAGCGCTTCGGCGAGAACAAGGTCGCCATCATCACGGGGCAGATCCATTCGCTCAACGAGCGCATCGCCATGCTCGATTCCTTCCAGAAGGGCGAAAAACCCATCCTCATCATCTCGGACGCTGGCTCTGCGGGGCTCGACGCCCACCACGTCTATGACTCAGGGCCAGGCCATCGCCAGCGCGTGTTCCTGCCGATCGACTACGACTGGTCGGCGACGAAGTTCTTCCAGCGCATGGGGCGCGTTGACCGCGCCAACCAGATCACCAGCCCCATCATCGCGCTGGTGAAGATGCCGTTCCGGTCGGAGCTGAAGTTCCTCACCACCGTGGCCAACAGGCTCAGGATGCTTGGTGTGACGAGCCGCGGCCAGGCCGATGTGGTGACGACCTCGAACCTCAGCACTCACGAGATAGACCACCGCATCGGGCGCAATGTCGTCCAGAACATCTGGGACCGGATCCCCCCGGACTACAAGAGCCTGTTCCTCAACAAGGGCTTCTACCACAACAACAAGATCGCCCACACTGCGCTCGACGTGCGGGCCGGCTCGCGCGAGTACCTCAACGACCTGCTGCTGATGCCACACAAGGTCGCCAACGACCTGCACGACATGTTCATGAAGCGCTACGCCGTTGAGTACAAGATGGCGCTCGACCATGGCGAGCGACTCCAGACCGAGCGCGGCAAGGGGCGGATCCTCAGGTCCATGCCGCTGGCCGAAGACCTCACCATCCACGACGTTGCCACCGGGCACATGTTCGCCTGGGTGCCTGGGGCCAAGGGCGGCGAGTCGGGATGGGTCAGCAAGGAGAGCCACCATTTCAGCGTGGTCTCTGGCATCGTCATGTCGAGCGACCTGAACCACATGAACAGGGTGCGCCAGGTCCTCGAGCAGCGCGACATGCGCCACTACGTGACCATCGAGACCTCAGACGCCATCATCAGCGGGCACCGCGTGCCGCCCGGCCGCCGGGACCGCCTCGCCCGCGTGTTCAACATCATCGACCTGGCCGCGACACCAGATACCCTCCAGTCATTCCTCGATGCCGGCGAGAAGGTCCCCATGGTGAAGGTTGGCGCAGCCGGCAAGCAGTGGGTCATGCGGCGCAACACCAAGGGCCAGTACCTCATCGGCAACGCCGTCATGAAGGACCGCCCGGAGCTGTCGGAGTGGGCCGCCGGCAACGGCATCCGCGAGGTGGACATCTATGCCGCGGCGAACGCTTCCGGCGAGCAGTGGCACGTGCCCGGAGCGCACCTGGCGTCTTTCGCCCGGACGTTCCGCATCGCTCCCAACGTCAGGGACGACACGACCCCGCCGCCTGGGGGCGCGGGCAAGGCGTTCGGGCTCAAGCCGAAGAGGGGGGCTGCCGCCAGCCGGGCGCCCATGCCGCCTCAGCAGCCATCGGGGCAGTCGCCCACGTCGTTCCCGCCAGATCTCCCCGGTGCGGCGGCGGTGAAGTGGCCGACCAGGACGAAGCGCTCGGCGTTCCGCGGTGTGGACCCGTTCTCCCTGTGGCACGCGGTGCGCCAGTGGCTGCCGCGGCGGTTCACTGAATCCGAGAAGAGCGAACTCAAGGGCCGGATCCAGTTCGCCATCGAGATGAGCCGCAAGATGCAGCGCAACATCCGCATCAACGCCATCCGCAACGACGCGCGTGCCCTGGCCGACTACCACCCCGGCACGCAACTCACCAGGACCAAGGGGGCGCCGACGTTCGGCACGCTCGCGCACGAAGACCTGGGCCACCACTTCCAGATGATGATCTACGGGGGCAGCCCGAACAAGTTCGCCCAGACGATGCACATGGCCGTCGAGGCCATCATCGCGGACATGCAGCGCGCGACCGGCGGGAAGCCTGCGGATCGGCGCCTTGTGCGCAAGCGCATCCAGGCCGAGATCCGGGCGCTGCTGCGCGACTACGCGGTCTCCAAGGGCACGCCGATCTATTCGGAGGCGTTCGCCGAGTGGGCGCGCCTGACGGTGGAGGACCCGGCGGAGGCGCAGCGCCGCGCGCCGACACTCTCTGCCATCTGGGCGGCAACCGTGCGCGAGTTCCCAGAGCTTCAGGACATGGTCGATTGGGCGCGTTCCGTCCAGCAGGCATGGGACGCCAGCCCGGAGTACGCCCGCGCCATGACCCACCTGCACTACCCCGGCGACAACCCATTCCCCACCAAGTGGCAGAAGTTCATGTACCGCTTCCTGGACTCGCTCGACAGCGTCAAGAAGCTGGGCGATGCCCTGGTGAGAGAGGGCGCGCCAGTGCCCGACCCCACCGAGGACCTCAGGATGATCGCCACGACACAGGCGGCCCGAGATGGCCTGACGATGCGCGCGATCCTGACCGACACCTGGGAGTACGGGGCCAGCTACGAGGTGGGCCGTGGCATCAGCCTGAAGCAAGCGCTCGGGTCGGTGGCCGACCGCGCCATCACCGAGATCGACCTGTACTTCGTGGCGCGCGAGGCCGACTACCTGAGGCGCACGCGGGGATGGAGCCCCGAGCGCTACACCGGGCTCACCGGCAAGGAGGTCGATTCCGTCCTGGCCCGCCACGCCGTTGACGACGCCATGAAGCAGGCATACGACAAGTACCAGGAGTACAACAACTGGCTGCTGCGGTTCCGCTGGAAGGCGGGGTTCCTCACGCGCGCGCAGTACATCAGGATCAAGAACATGAACGAGGTCTACACCCCGCTGATGCGCTGGAGGGAGTTCATCGAGGCCGACCAGGCTTCTGGAAGCGGCGCGGCGAAGTTCGCAGGGCGCGCCAAGGGCATCTACCGCCGTGAAGGCGGTGTGTGGCCCATCGTCTCGCCGATTCAGAGCACCCTCAAGCAGACTCGCGATCTGATGTCGTCCGTGGAAGGCAACCGCGTGGGGCAGTTGCTCATCAGGCTCGCCCGCAGCCACCCGGAGGTAGCGCGCTGGGGCAACGAGGTCCCACCGACGGTTGAGCCGGCGAAGATCCCCTTCGCGCGTATCGCCGAGGCCCTTGGAGTGTCGCCCAAAGAACTGGTCGATATGATCGGCGGCGATGTTGACCTGCTCGATGACGTGCTCACCTTCTGGATGCCGAGCAGCCGCGACCCTCGCAAGCGCACCATCTCGGCGTGGATCGGTGGCAAGAAGAAGTACTTCCAGTTCCGCGAGAGCGAGGAGCAGACCTACCAGGCGATGCTCGGCCTGGACGGCGGGGACGTGTCCATCCTGAGCTGGCTGTTCGGGCCGGCCGCCCGCATCATGCGCGAGAGCATTGTCCTGTGGCCGCCGTTCTGGGCGAGGCAGGCCCGCGACCTCTTCGCCATGAAGGTCAGGACCCAGAAAGATGCCAAGATCCGCCATGTCCCGAAGAACTTTGGGATGGCGCTGATCGGGACCGACTTCGCCCGCTCGATCCTCGAGCGGATCGACAAGCACAGCAAGGTCAAGGGGCTCGTCGCCAGATGGAACAGCATCACCCCTACCGAGATGGATGAACTGCTGGTGCGCGGGCCTGGAACCTACGCGAGCATGGCGCACTTCCTGTCGCTGGACCCGCTGCAGATGGAGAAGTTCATCCTCAAGCACATCAGCTCGAAGCCCTACAGCACGGCAGCCAGGGGAAAGATGGCCAAGGTCCGGCAGCTCGTCGCTCTGCATCCGACTTCCCCGGTGCGCTGGGCGAACGGGGTCCTCGACGTGATGCGGCAGTTCGGTATGGCTGTTGAGATGGCCCCGCGGCTCACCGAGATGCGCGCCATGGGCGCCGATACCATCGCCACGGAAGACGACATGATCCGCGTGGGCTACGCCGGCAGGATGGTGACGATCGACTTCGCCCAGGGCGGAGCGTGGGCCAAGAAGTGGGCCGTCACCAGCGCGTTCTTCAAACCAAACGTGCTCGGCTGGAAGATGTCCGTAGATACCTTCACCGACCCGAAGACGCGCTCGACCGCCTGGAGAAACGCGGTGCTGGGCATCACCCTGCCGACGATCGCCCTGGTGCTGCTGCGCCACGCTCTCGAGCGCGAGAAGGACTTCGACTCGATCCCGATCCACATCAGGACCAGGTACTGGATGATCCCGTTGCCCAACGGCGGCTGGTACCAGATGCCGAAGCCTCACGAGTTCGGCCTGGCGTTCGCGACATCGCTCGAGGCGCTCTTCGAGTGGGCACGCCACGAAGATCCCGGGGCGTTCGAGGCGTGGGCGGCGGAGATGTGGCGCAGCATACCGGACCCAACCCCGACGCTGCTGGCCCCCATCATCCAGAACTACGCCAACTGGAGGGGCTACTCCAACACCAAGATCGTCAGCGGGTCACAGGAGCGCCGGCTCCCAGAGGCCCAGTACTACGTCAGCACCTCCAACACCGCCAAGGCCATCGCAGATCTGATGGGTTCACTGCCAGGGCTCAAGGAGATTGAGATGCTGACCTCGCCTGCGAAGGTCGAGAACCTCATCTCTGGGTACGTCCCCGGCCTTGGAACGGAAATCATCGACTGGGCAGAACTCGCTGGCGCCAAGGCGGGGATCACGCCGGAGCGCTACGACCTGAGCCCTGGGACCACCGGCATCGGCAGGGTGTTCCACTACGTCACGCCGTTCAACACCGAGCCGGTGCGTCAGCTCTACGAGCAGTACATGGACGCCGCCAATGCACACGCGACTCTCACGTTCTACACCACCGGCGAGATGCGCGACGAGGTGCGGGCCAAGAGGTTCCGCGAGGAGCACGTCGATGCACTCAAGGCCCTTCCGCGGCTGCGCAACACTGTCGAGCAGGTAAACCGCCTCAGGAAGCGCGAGCACGTGGCGGGAGGCGAAGAGAAAGAGCGGCTTCGGGCAGAGGCAGACGCGCTGGCCCGAAGTGCGGTAGGATACCGCCAGCCAATCGGCCTCCAGGGGGTCCGCCCCGGACTGCAGCAGATGTACGGCGCAGGAGGGCGCGGACGTGGACGTAGCAGACCTTCTCCCTGAACTCGGTACAAAAGCTAACGAATTGGAATCCCGCGCCGCCGCCGAAGGCATCAGCATCGCCAAGACATCCGGCGCTCGTGGGTACGGCTACCAGGCAGTGCTCTACGAGACCTGGAGGCGCAACCCAGGCGTGGCGCGCACCAAGTACGGTGTCGTCGCGCAGCCTGCCCCCGTGGGCCTGTCGCGTCACCATCCCTTCTACAACGGCAAAGCCGCAGCCTTCGACGCCGGCATCACCAACGCGAAGGACCGCGCCGACAAGAACGCCAAGCAACAGCGCGTGATCGATCTGGCGCGCGAGATCGGCTTGCGCTGCGGTGCTGACTGGGGCGACCCGGTACACTTCGAGCTGAGCAGCATCGACGGCAAGCCCCTGGATCCGTTCGCGCAGTACAAGTTGCTCGCCGACAAGCTCGACCGCATTGCCGGTAACTTCGTGACCTCAACGCCAGCACTTCCTGGAGGCGCTGGTTGAGTAACGAGCAGGTGCTGCTCGGCCTTCTCGGCCTCGTCATATCGGTCGCGCTGTTCATGGCTGGCAGACTGACGGCGCGGAATACTGACAGCGGCGCGCTGCACCAGGAGGAAGCCGAAGCCATCATCCGCACCACCGCTGAGGCAGTCGGCAGGGCCATTGCCCAGGCGATGCAGGGCACCGCCGGGTCTCTGGACCCGGCGTACTGGGAGCGGATCTTCGACGAGATCAAGCGCCTCATCACGGAGAACATCCGTGGCCAGGGGGCCACGCACGCGAAGATCGATGAGCTTGTGAAGGAGGTCCGTCACGTCAGCGGGAGCACGACATGAAAGCCCCGGATCGGCAAAAAACCAAATGAGCGACGCTGGAGGAAATACCCCCGCACCGTCGTGGTTCGCCGCGGCCATGGAGAACCCTCTGATCCGCAGGCTGCTGCTCACCGCGGCCATCGGCGCGGCCGGCTCTGTCGGCTGGAAGGTGGATGATGCCCACGACCAGGCGATGGTCGAGGCGGCGAGAGAGGCCCAGGAGGAAGAGCTTCGCGCGCGTGTCGATAGGCTCGAAGGCCGGCTCGACGCGATGATGAACCGCGAGGAGTGGGGCCGCTCCCAGGAATACGTGGACAGCCTCAAGGCGGAAGAATCCAAGCAGAGCGCCAGCGCGGCAGTTGTAGAAGCGCTGGACGTGCCGTAACGATTCACTCCCGGAAAGGAGCCCCGCAATGGACACGCTGCAGAGTTCCCTGAGCCCCCAGATGGTTGCGATGCTCGAGCAGTTGGCGCTGCTGTGCGGCATCACCTACGGGGTGACAGAAGCCCTCGGCAAGGCAGTGCCCTGGCTCAAGAAGATCCCGCAGGACACCCTGGCCGTGATGATCGGCCCGCTGGTGGGCATGAGTGGCTTCTACATGGGGCTGATCCAGACATTCAGTGAGGGGGCTACCGGCCCCCGCGCATGGGTAGAGGCCGCGGCGATGGGCTTCATGGGCACTATCGGCGCCGGCATGATTCACGACAAGCTGGCCAACCCGGTCATCCCGTCGAGGGTGAAAGAGCGGATGAGCGAACCAGTGAAGCCGCCAGCAACACCGCCGGCAGCGCCGCCAGAAACACCGCCGTTAGATCCGCCCACGATCCCATGACAGCCCTCCTGCGCTGGCTGTCGCGCAACCCACTGTGGGGCCTGATCCTGGCCCTTGGGGCAGCACTCGGGGTAGCGTCAGCGAGGAGGCGGGCGGCTCAGCGCCGGGCGGCGCAGATGGCCGCTGACGTGACCCGCCTGCGCGCGATGGCAGATGCCAGGCAGAGGCAGCGCGGCATCGACGAGGCGCGCATCCTGGCCGAGAGGGAGGGCGCCATCGCCGAGACCAAGGCCGAAGAGGCCAAGCAGCACGAGCGCGAGGCAGCCGACGCCGCCAAGGAGCGCGAGGGCATCCTCGAGAAGTGGAACGACGACACGGCCGACACGAACGGGACGAAGCCATGATGGCCCTCATGCTGGCCGTCGTGCTGGCCGCCGGGCCTGAAATCTGCCCGCCGGATCCGGATCCAGAGGGGCTGCTCGCCGCCATGAGCATCGCCGCGGCACAGCTCGAGCTGCGGAATGCCGAGGCCGTCGCCGACGCGATCACGGTCATCCGCAGTTACGCCCGCGAGAGGAAGGCCCTCTGCGCGTTGGTGGCTGTTACCAGGGCGCAGCTTGCCGACCAGCAGGCCCTGCGAGAGCGGTGGAAAGAGATCGCCACCCTGGAGGGCCAGGACGCGAAGCAGTGGAAACAGGAGTGGGAGAAGGCCATGAAGGCGTCCACCACGGCCCAGCAAGAGCGGTGGTACGACCGGCTGGGATGCTTCGTCGGGCCGAGCGTCACCATCGGCCTGGATTCAGAGTCTGTTGCCGGGGTTGGGCTCGGCTGCGGGGTTAGCCTGTGGTGAGTCCAGAATGCGGTGCAAGGCCCTTGCTCTATCCCTGATCCTCACATTCGACCCGAGCCCGTCGCCCGGAGTCGATGGGTACGTCTGCCGCACCAGCATGCGGGTCAACGTCATGGTGCCGGCGACGCCTGACTGCCCGGCGCCATGTATGGTCATCGGCCCTCCGCAGCCCATCGCCTGCACCATCCTGGCGAACCAGCCAGGGGGGCCTGCCTTCGGCGTCCACATCGAATCCGCGGTGCCTCTCGGTGGAGTGGTCTGGGGCTGCGTCTATGCCGTGGACTTCGAGGAGGGGGTGTCTGAGTGCGTGGGCGGGCCGTCCTCAACGCCGATCGCCGGGCTGGTCGCCGGCCCCACAGAGGCGTCCAACATCAAGACTCGCACCAGGGAGTTGAGGCGCAAGAGGTCAGGCAGCGGGCTCGGGCCGAAGACCACCTTGCTCACGTGGTAGCGAGGCGCAGGATAGCGTTGCGCAGGTCATCGAGCGCCGGGTCGTGCCACTTCATGACCATGATCTCCACCTCGTTGATGTCTGAGCCGTATTCGGCCGGCCAGTAGAGTCCCGCGACGTGCTTGTCACCGCCCTCGGACTTGTAGAATAGCGCGTCCTCGACCGCCTTCTGGACGTTGCCTGGGTCTGGCGAGCGCATGTTGACGAACGAGCAGGCCGTGATCACCATCACCGGCGCCCTCCTGGTGGCGACCAGGGGCAGCCGCATCCCCACCATCTTCGCGCTCTGAGCCACGTCCTGCTTGAACTTGAAGTACCTGGCGGCCGACTTGCTCCACTTGCTGTCGCGAGTCATGCGCACGTAGCCTACCGGCTCACGCACGACGAAGATGCTGTGGCTCACGCCGCCCCACCAGGCTTGGCCCCCAGATCCCGGTAGTACCCCTCGAGCGTCGGTGGGCACCGGCGCTTACCGCGCTCCACCACGCTGATGAACGACTCGGTGTAGCCGGTGGCCTTCGCCACGTCGATCATCTTGAGCCCGGCGCGGATCCGCGTGCGCCGGAACCATGGGTAGTGGATACGGGTGAGGATGGATCTGCAGTGTGGACACCGTGTTCGGGTCAGTTGCGGCGCTGGCATGCTGCAGAAGAATACGCCGACTTGACACTCAGGTCAAGGATGACGGCCCCCTCAAGAGGGTAAATTATTCTCTTGCTCCAGGGAGGCGACCAGGAGCGGTGCGCCGTCCCGCTCGATCATCTGCAGCTTGATGTGGAACCGTGCGCCGGCGATCTCGCGGCAGGGGACCTCGATGCGCTGGCCCGGCGCGCTCCTGACCATCCAGTAGAGCAGGGCGTACATGTCGGCAGGGACGACGTCCCTCATGGGCGCTTCACCCAGACCTCGCAGTCACCAAGCTCCGTGGGCTCATGGGTGAGTGTGAACTCCTTGCGCTCCAGGATGTTCCGCATCTTCCCGAGTGGGGTCGGGACCTTCACGGTCAGGCCAGCCGCCAGGATGGCATTGAAGAGGGCCGACAGATCCCCGCGCCCCTCGTCCCTCGTGGCGATGAATGACACGTAGATCGCGCCGTCGCGCTCCCACAGCCAGCCGCCGTATTTGTCCGACGTGAACCCGAAGCGCTTACCCGCCTCTGAATCCAGGCCGATGTACCCAGGCTCGTCACATCGGTTCACCAGGTCATCCATCACGCCCCCTTCGTTGGCTTGGCCATCCTCATCTGCTCGGCCCGAATCTCCGCCACCATAAAGTCCCACGACAGGTATCCCTTCGCCTGCGCGATGAGGTCCATGGCCGTGACGCACCACTCCCGCGCGCGGCACTTCGGGCACGTCCTTTGATGCTGCTGCGAGGGCGTCGGGCGACCTGTCACTCGGTCAAGTCTCATCGGGACCTGCTGGCTCGTAAGTCATCCTGAAAATCTCGTCTTTACATGGGTAGAACTCGCCCCTCACGCCGCGGATGATCCAGTCGCCAGGATTAGCCCGATGGTCTCCCTCAAGCGTCGGGATCATCATCGACAGCGTGCCCGCTGGCGAGTACGCCATCTCAGGGTGTCCCGCGTGACTCTCAATCCACGAGACGACCTCCGGGTAGTTGTGCCCGTCAAATTGCATCGCTTCGATCACGACGGGCCTCTTGCGAAACTTCGCAGCCATCCCTTCCTCCTGTTGCGGCCGGAGCCGCGCGGTTACTCAAGTGAAAGTGGACGAGACTCCTCTGGGCAGTCGGAGCGGTCCACGTTTGCCTCATGGCACGGACAATCGCATTCTCTCGGTAGCGGACCATCGTCAGGGGCGAATGGTCTCCCACAGACGCAATACCAGATGTCACCCTTCACTCGCTCCCCTTCCCCCCGCCATCAGCGGCGGCCTGCAATGCGATCCAGTCCTGCACCGCCTTCGCTGCGGCCTCGTACACACTCGACACCTGCATGTCGTCCTCCTGTCCCGGCCTGTAGGCGTGCCAGATGTTGTTGCGGAGGTGCCGTGGAATACGGAACCAGTGGTATCTGCATCCCCACATGGCTGGAGGGACCTGAACGACGCATCCGGGCCAGTGACAGTGATGTTTGCGCGACTGCGATGCGCTGCGAACGTGTGCGGCCTTGTTCATCTCGCGCCCCCGCACCGGAACCACCGCCCCCGCGCCGTCCACGTCGGTCCCGCGTCACCTCGTGAGCGCCGGTCGTACTGACTCAGATGCACGGTGTCCGCCCCCCTCTCCTTGGCACGCGCAGCCAGCTCGCGCAGCGCCACGACCATCGACTCGATGGACGCGCCCTCGACAATCTTCCCGGGGGCGCACGCAGGCCGCGGCGCGGACTGCAGGTAGATGGCCACGCCATCGACGCCGCACGGGGCGTCGGTCTGCGGGGGCGAGCTATACCAGTGGCCGCAGAGCTGCGAGACGGTCAGCGCGAGAGCGGTCATGACGGTAGGCAATGTTGCTCCTCCACTTTGCGCTCCACGACGCAAATGGTGTCGTTGTGTGCCGCCCCGTGGCAGACCAGCAAGATCTCCTCCTGAGCGAACCCGCGCTTAATCCCCATCCCAACACTATTCCACCCGAAGGAGATGACGATGCCATCGAACTCAATGAGCGGAGCGAGAAGATCGCGCACGGACGAGTAAAGGGCCGCGTTCTGTGTGTCGATGCCGGATACATTTCTCCCGATGGCCTTGTAGCACTCGGAGATGTGGCGCGGAGAGTAGGGCGGGTCCATCAGTGCGCCGGCAAAACTACGCCCAGCCATCGCCGCCAGAAACTCTCTCGCGTCCAGCGTGAACTCTGTTCCGTGGGCCGGGTCAATGTCGTTGCGTACCGTTGTCATCAGAGAGCCGCGGGCAAATGGGTCCAGGGTGTCGCCTGCCGGTAGCCATCGCTCGATCAGGAACCGTATCGGCGGGATCGAGAACGTGGCCGCACTCGGCATTGCCCACGTCCGAGATAGAATCATCGTGCCCCCCGAGGCTGCGAGACGGTGAGGGCGGCGGCGGCGAGGAGGATCATCGTCCGGGGTCCTCACCGCCGTTGCACGCGAAGCAGATTCCATCGGCAAATTGCATCGGCTTCCCGCACTGAGCACAATGCCATCGGGTCTCCTGGGGCCACTCCTCAGGATGGAAGTGCTGCGAGCGCGGCATGTCGCATCGTTCGCATGGCCCCTCCCGCCGCGCCTCGGAATCTTCGTGCTCGCGCTCGCGGCGCGCGTCCTCGCGGATCTCCTCAAGTGTCACGTCGTTCAGGCGCTTACCCATCTACCCCCTCCTTCGCCATCTCGCGGCGCACGGCGGCGAGGCAACGGCTCTCATGTTCCCATTTGCCACAGCAGCACGTCCCCTGATGGTCCATTAGGTTTTCGCAGATGGGGCTGTGCCCGCTGCGCCATTCGTGGCGACACGACTCGACTGCCGCTCGCATCTCGGGGGTCATGAAGGTTTCACTCCTTTAATTGTCCTTGTTGTGTCCCCCTCGGCCGCGGTGATATCGGTCCCGAAGTGGTCCGCGACCTCCTGTAGCTCACCGACCATCGTGAGGGCACCGCGTCCGGGATGCTGTGCGGCGATGGAGCGGAGAATGCTCCCAAGGGTCCTGCGAGACTTAGCCTCACAGAACTTCTCCGCCCAGTTGCTCGCCCATATCCCGAGAATGCGCAGCTCGTGCCAGTTGATAGCGATGGTCACGTCGTCAGCGATATTCATCGGCACGCCATCAGTGCCGCACACGGGACAGGCGTTCACCCCGGTAATCTGCGCCTCGGTGAACTCCGAACGGCAGTCGGTGCAACGCGCGGTCGCGTTCATCGCCTCGGCCTCATTGCGCTGGTGCGCGGCCAACACTGAGGGACCTTGGTTCCGTCATTGGCGTACTCGAAGTCGAGATGATCTCCAATGTGGCCACTGCGACGAGCGCACCTACGCTTACGACTGAAACCGCTCTGAGGGTGAATCCACGTCACGGCTCTACACACCGCGCGCCGACGGGGCGTGGGCTTGGTCATCGCGCCTCCTTGCCGATGCCGGGGCAGGACACCTCTGGGGCTCCGTCCTCGTCGGACACCGGCCATGTGCCTATACACCCCTCACAATGCCGCACCGGCTCGGCGCTGGAGGGCTCGTCCCTCTTCCGCATCGCCCACAGCCCCCTGCCGCCGGGGTCTCCGAAGCGGTCGAGGGCATCGGGACATGTAGCGCCGCAATCCTCACACGATACATAATTCGTCGAGGCTGGCTGCATGAAGCGGCGAGTCCTTGTGTGCTGACATAGTGCCGTGCCTGCCACGTCCTCCCGCTGCTCCCGCCGGGGGAGGGCGAAGAGGGGGATGTCCGTCGCGCACATCTCCCCGTACTCCTGATTCGGCGTGTTCGGGTAGGCCGTCAACGGGTCCTCATCACTGCCAGGGCACAAGAACGCATCCGGCGCCGCAGCCTCGAACGCGTGCAGGGCATCCTCCAGCACTTCCAGCGAGCCATTGCAGCCCACTTCGCCCACGGCCTCCCACGCCGCCTCGAGAAGTCGATCCAGCGCCGTCTTCGTCTCTGGCATCATCTCACCATGTAGAGCGCGTCCTTGATATGATGGAGCGCGGCGATCAGCAGGTTCCATTTGCAGATGTGCGGGTCGGTATGGACCTTCGAGTCCATTGTGGACCCCTGCATCCTGCCTTCGTTGAAGTGAATCGGGGCCTCACAGACCTCACACTTCATGATGGGAACTCGCGGACACGGAGATCCTCGGGCCACTCGGATGGGTCGCCTCCCTTGCGGTCCTTGAGCGCGAGAACTTGCCGTCTGGGCTCGGCCCCTCCTGGATCGTGCCAGCGGCGATGCTTCGCGGCGCACAACTCGGAGAACACGTCTTCCTCGCGCACGTCTAGGATGGGCCGCGCCCCGAGCTGCTTCACGAAACACGCGACTTGAGCCTCCCGGCACTGGCGCACCGCGCTGCGGATCCACGCCACGTCGCACGGGCGCGCCCCTGGGCCGGACTCGCCCCCGACGATCACGAGGTCGAGCAGGGACACATCGGGGCCATTGCGACAGTCGTAGATGGTGTGCGGGCAGTTGCTGTTCTCACAAATGCCGTGCCACTTCTTGAAGTCCACCGGCCCGAGAGCAGGTTCATAGGAGACGAAGTGCTTCGCCGCCGGGGTCTCGAGCAGAAACGGGATCCGCTCGTCGGCCGTCGCCTGGTCCTCAACACTGACCCCGAGCCAGACGTTCGGGAGCGGCCACTCCGGCCACGCGCCCATGACGCCAACCCGTTCCGCGCGGTTCAGGGCCAGTCCGATTCTGTGCGCGCCCTTGGCCGCGCGCGACTGCTCACGGAACGCCTGATACAGGGGGAGGCGCGCCGCGTCCCATCGGTCGCTGTTGAGCATCCCGCGCGACCACGCGAGCATCCGCCGCGGGCGCTTCGTGAGCACCTGGAAGGTGTGCTGGCGCGCGTACCACATCGTGACGAACACGCGGTCGATCTCGACGTCCGACACCCCCTCGTGGAACAGGTCGCTCATCGAGTTCACGAAGATCTTCTGCGGCTTTCTCCAGCGCAACGGTTCCTCGAGCTTCTCCGGGATAAGGGCGACCTTGCCGGTCCAGCGTGGACCTGACGGAGTCATACGCACCAGCCCTTCATACGGTTGACCTGGGCCAGAGAAGCGGTAGGCTTGCCGCTCTGCGTAGCAGCCACCGGCGTTGCCAGGCCCACCGCAGCCAGCCGACACGCGAGAACAGCCGCGCACGACGTTCCAGACTTTGTCTGTCCATTCAATCGCGGAATCGGCCACGAGGATCTCCGGTGTTATGTCCTGTGACGAATCGCCGTGAGCGTCCGTATGGGTCGAACCTGGGGTTCTTGGCCCCTGCGCTCCTATTCACGTGACCTCGCGCACCTCGACCTTGCTGCACTTGTAGCACTCCCGCTGCTGGCGCCACACGACGAACTCCTGGCCCTCCGGTGGCGCAACGACGCGCCCCATGATGAACTTGCTGATTTTCTTGGACTCCGGCTTGCTCCATCTGCTCCAGGCATGAAACAGCCAGCATGATCCTCGCGCTGGTGGCGTGGGCACCGCAGGCTCGCTCATCGCTCGTCTTTCGGCAGGCTCCGCTGCGACGGCGCGCAGCGACATCCCTTGAGGTTGTCACGGACCCATGTGGTCTCGCGCCGCTCCACTGTCATGCCCTGGCGGATCAGGCGCGCCGTGAAGCGCGCGCTCTCGGCCCTGTCGCTCTCGTCATCCACGCAGGCTGCCACGACGCACCCGCACGGCTTGCGCCCGATGTAGGCATGGGTGGCGGCCATCATGTCCACCAGGCGCGCAGCGACATCGAGAACCACCCCAGGAATGCGGTCAGGTCTTTCTCGTTGGCGATGGCCTTCATGATGCCTCGGCCGGTGTGATGGCTGCTCGCCGCGCACTTCTTGGCGAACCGTCTGACCTGCCGGTAGCGCCACTTCGTCTCGGGCGTAGCCTCTCCCCCCAATGTCGGGTATTCGAGGGCGTACATCTCATCGAGACGGTGAAGGATCCAGTTGGCCTGCGCCTCCTCCTTGTAGTGATTCGCCTTCGTGTCTTTCGGCCACTCCACGCGCCTGGACTCGGGCCAGATGGCGAGCAGTTCAGTCCAGTCCCATCCGTGGAACTTCAGGTCCTTACGCGGCTTCGCGGCCATCAAGTATCCTGCCTTCTCGCTTCGGCCTTCGCCAGCCGGCGGCTCCGCCTGCTCATCCGGCTCTTGACGTACTTGCCCACACCTGAGCCCCAGTGGTAGAAGCGGCGCCACCGGCCGACCCAGTCGTACTCCCGGCCGCCCTTGAGTTGCTGGCGGTGCCCACGGCGGCTCACGGCTTGACGTTGATGAATGGAATCGCGCCGCCGCCCGTCACGGTGGGGAGCACGCCGTTCCACTTCTCGATCGCCGCCTTCTGGTTCTCGACCTCGCGCAGGCGAATCAGCTCGGGCGTGACTTCCTGCTTCTGGACCTTGAGCGCTTCGGCCTGCCCGCGCGCCTCGACAACGCGCTGCTCTGCCTCTGTCTTGATCCGCTCGAGATCCCGGACAGCCTTGAGGGCGTGCTGCTCGGCCGTCTGCTTGGCCTCGATGGCGCTGTTGAACTCCTCGGAGAAGTCGAAGTCCGTGATGCTGATGTCGGCTACGTTCAGGCCGTACTCGCCCATGTCCGCGCGCAGCTTCTCGGCCATCGCGGCGCTGACCTCGGGCCGCTTCTGGATCAGATCCTCGGCGGTGTAGCGAGCCGTGACGCTCTTGAAGGCTTCGCGGATGGCTGGCTCGATGATGCGGGACTCCCATTCACCACCGATGGTCTCGTAGACGGAGGCCACGCGATCGGGCTGGACGTTGTAGTTCAGCGCGATTTCCGAGTGGATGATCTGGAGGTCCTTACTGGAGGCGTCCGACTCCGTGAGCATCTTGCGGACGCGCACGTCGATGGTGCGCCGGGCCTCGATGAGCGGCAGCTTGATGTTGAGCCCCGGCTCGGCAATCCGGTTGACCTTCCCGAAGCGCAGGATCACTGTGCGCTCGCCGGCATCCACGGTGAACAGCGACCCGAACAGGACGATGAGCCCGACGACGGCGCCGATCGCTGTGCCGAAGATACGCCCGACCCTGGGCTCGGTGTGGAAGCTGTTGAACCTCGTGTCCACGACCTTGCGAGTGAAGAATCCCATTCACACCCTCCTGCGCCACGTGGGCGCGTTAGAATCTCGAGATCTCGAGGAATTCGTACCGGGCCGCGTCGCCAATGACCTCGACCAACCCGAAGACAAGCCGATAGGCGCCATCATGCTGGTCGGGAGTCTCGTGGGGCGACCAGACCGACATGGGCTGGTAGACCGGGATGTAGTAACGCTTCGGCGGGCGGTCTTCCACTCCCATCACGATGGCGGTGCCCCAGGGCATGCTCAGGATGCCAGTCATTGTCCCCTCCCCGTATCCGCCCTGATGTGGAATCTGAAGCAGCGGGCCGTCAAGCCGACTCCCCAGCTTGAAATTTAGAGAGCCGTCCGCGTTCCTTACGGAGTGGCGGCGACCCGCTGCAACCCTCAACACTGGTAGCGGGGGTCGGAATCGAACCGACCACGTGATGGTTATGAGCCATCCATGCCCACCAGGGCACCTCCCCGCATCATGTTCCTGGTGGTGACTGTCGGGCGTGTGCATGCTCGTGGGCAGGTCCGAGCCCCGCGCCCTCTGCGAAACGCGGCACCGCGACAGTCACCACGCCACCTTCCGTTAGGGCGTTGTGGGAGGCGGCGCAGTAGTGGGCTGCTGGTAGATGATCCGCATCCCACAGGTGTCCTGCGCTCCACCCTCGTCACAAAAACCCGTGCCACCGTCTGGATCGGACCAGCGGTACAGATCCCCCCGGCCTTCCGCGACGATGATCACACCGAGCGTGAGCAGCCCGATGCCGATCCCGATCACTATTCTTTCCATTACCCTTCCTCCATGCGCCTCCTGGGCGCGTTTACTGCCTCGTGAAGCAGCGGGCCACCCGGTCCTGCCCCCTAGAAGGGCCGACGCCTGACCAGGATTTCGTGCGCCGATTAAAGGAAACTCCCCGGCCTACGTTCCGGGGCTCAAGCCCGCTGCGACATTCATCGGCGAGCGGCGGTGGCGTCCTTTCCTTCCGCCTCTCACTCAGCCACATCGGCGGGATCGGAACGCCGCTCTCCGACTTCGCACTTCAACGCAACCGCCTTCATCCGGTAGCTCTCCCTGCACGCCTTCGGCTGGATGACCCGGATCTCGTACAGGTGTGTCGCCCCCCTCTTCGCAGCTTCCTCCTGGGCAAGCCGTGCCAGCGCCTCGAGTACAACGGCCTGCGCCGGCCTGGTCTTGAAGTCCTGCTTGACCGTAACCTCGCCCAGCCCTTTGCACTTGGGCGGCTCGTCGCCGCCCCAGAGTACGAGCACGGTCGCCAGCAGCAGGGCGGCGCCCATGGGCTACTCGACGCGCTCGGGCCAATGCCACGAGCCGGGGTTCTTGCCCTCGTTGTACGGGACCCCGCGATTGAAGTATTGTCCGGTCGGGTTCAGTACGCACAGGCCGGTGCCGGCGCGACTGACCTCTGTGATGATGGCCGCCCGGCATTCACCCGCGGGGAACTCGCCGTTCGGCGTGCCGTAGGCAACGTAGTGAACCGTCCTGCCGACGCTTGGCGTCACGTGTCTCTCCTCATGTGGAAGTGTGGTTCGTCTGCGACATCGCAGCCATCCTTGTAGCAGCCGCCCTTGACGGTCCCATCCTCGCTGTACTCGATGCGCCTGAACCCTCCGTACAGGTGTCGCTCGGCGAGCCACTCGAGCAGGTCGATCGTGAGGGCCTCGGGGATCGCCTGGCCATCGTAGCGATCCGGCTCGTACATCACCGTGATGATGAGTCCAGGGCGCCGGCAGCTCACGGCATCTTCCCGCAGAACTTGCATGGAGCCAGCGGATACAGATGTCCTGTCGCGCGCGGACGGCCCCTGCGCCTGCATATATCGCACTCCTCGCAGCGACGATGCCGGCGGCGCTTGTCGCTTGGGCACCGCTCGTATACTGCCCCCCTCTGGACTCCTTTCAGGCGGGCCATTGGCTCAGGTCGTCTCCACCGGGGTCGCCCTGGTCGCATACGTCTGCTTGGGCACAGAGCGCGCGCCGGTGATCTTGAAGTTCTCTTTCAGGATCGTGGCCGTCTTGTTGAGGTTCACCTGGTTGGGGCTCAGCAGCTCCCAGCGCTCCGCTGCCACAGCAGCGCGCGCGAACGCCGGGAAGTCTACGACCTCCGCGCTCCACGTGGTGCGCGCGCTCACCCCGGCGACCGTGGCTCTCTGCGTGGGCACGGCCACGATAGGCGCCACCACTGGCGCCGTCACGATGGCCTCGGCGGTGGCGGTGTCTCCCTCGGCCTCTGCCTGCAAAGCCTCGAGCAGCCGGCGCTCCTTGTCGCGCTCCATGGCCTCGTTCTCCAGCTTCCTTCTCTCGGCATCCTCGCGCTGGCGTTCGGCCGCCTCGTAGCTCTGCGCCTTGGCGGAGAGCACCGCGCGCAGCGCGATATAGGGTGCCTTGATCTTGTCGCGGTACGCCAGCAGTTGCTTTTTCGCCATGTCGAGCGCCGATCTGGTAGGCTCGGTCTCATCGTCCGCCGTCTTCTCTCGCTGGCGGCACTTGCCGATGATCTCGAGGGCCATGGCGTGGGAGGCCCGATCGACAATCTCGAGCCCCCCGTGCAGCGAGATGAACGCCGTCATCGCCTGCTCCAGCGGGGCGAGGTTCGGCGCCTTGATCGCGATGCTCACGGGGCCGGTTGCGCTGATGGTGCCAGTTTCTCCGATGTCTCTCATGATGTTGGCTGCGCCTCCGTTGGTGTGCCCGTGCCCTTGCTGTAGAATTGCTTTCTGCCCATGCCTTTCTTGCAGCCCGTGACGACACGGCCAGACTTCACGGCCATCGTCAGCGCCGAGGTGGCCAGGATGGACTTCTCCGTGACCTTGACCCTCTTGGCGATCTGCTTGATGGTGAGCGGCGTTGCGGACTTCGCGACAACCTCCACGATTGCCTCTACCATGACGATGCCCTTGCCTCGCTGCCTGTCGGAAGCCTTCACGCGCGGCTTGTCGGCCAGTCGCCGCTTGGCAGCCTCACTGGTGATCTCGCGCAGCCGCACGAGCAGCGCGGGTGCCGGGATCTCGAACGCTTCGCGCTCCAGGGCCATGAGCTTCGATGGGGTCTTCCCCACAATGAAGTTCTCCAGGGCCGATTCGATCTTCCCCCACATCGTGTAGCGCGAAGGCCGGATGGCGCAGTTGCGCCACTCGCCGATGAGCACGTCGCGCAGCTTGATGCCAGCGCCTTCCGAGGAGCGATCCGTCACGCCCGTGAGCAGCACCCCGCAGAACCGCCTGAGCCGCTCTGGATTCTTGGTGAAGAAGGCCCTTGCGACGACGGCCCGCACCATCACCAGCGCCGGGGGTGCAACGCGCCCCCCGAAGGCTTCCTTGGCGAAGCGGATGGCAGGCTCGTAGACGGGCCACAGCCTCTCGCAGAACTCCACCGGGACGTTCAGCTTGACGCGCCCAGATACCACCGCGCGCAGCACAGCGATGTCGTCTGACGTGAGCCGCGGCGTCTCATCATCCTTGTCTTTCCTGAGGTTGATGTTGTCGTGGGCTGAGCGCACAGATCCCTGGTCGAGCACCAACTGAACCGCCGGGTCAACCCCCCTGGCCACCGCAAACTCGACCGTCCGCGCACTCTCGATGACTGCCCAGAGCCTGTGCTGGCCGTTGATGAGCCAGCCCCCCGTGTCGAACATGATGGCTTCCGGGCTCTCATCATGCCAGAGCCCTGCGCGCATCGAGGTCGCATACCGCAGCACCATATTGTCCCGGATGGGCCTGTTGTGGACGTTGCCCTCGAGCCATTGAGTGGCCAGGGCTGGAGTCACGGCGACCCACTCGAATGTCGGTTTGGTTTTCATCACGCATCCTCCCGCATGAGGTACACGACCGTGCCGCGGACAAAGGGGCGAACTTTCCCCCACAGGCTCTCGCAACGACCTTCGCTCTTGTCCACGCGGATCTTGTTGCAGAAATGGATCGCCTGCGCCTTCCTGCTGAACCGCAGCGGCAACCACATCCCCGCGTGCAGCTCGTCGATGGCCTTCTGGAGCCCGTTGCCTGCTATCTCCGGCTCGCAGATTTCAAACTCGTAGGCGCTGCGCTTCGCTTCTTTTGCATCTTCACACCCTCGCTTTCCAGTTGTGCAACGTCAGGGCCGCGCAGAACGCCGCGTAGTCGCTCGGCTCTTGGACTGCCGACCACTCCTTGAGGTGGTACTTCTCGTCTGAGAGATGCAGGCTCCAGCGGAACCTGACTTTGACTGCCCTCGCGTAGGCGGCGAGTTGCAGCCCGATCCACTTCGAGCAGGTCGGGCCTTTGAGGTCGAGAATCCCGCGGCGCCCTTGGAGCGTCACGATGCGATCCGGGTGGCCGATGTAGCCGCGCAGCGGGTCCACCACGAACTGCTCGATGGCCTCGATGGCGTACTGGTCGCCCATGTCCGCCTTGAACTGCTGGTACTGGCGCAGCCGCAGCGCCACCTGCAATTCGAGATCGTCTTCGTTCTCGAGGGTCCCCTCGTCGTGGTACTGGCAGGCCGCGTGAACGTCTGTCCCACGCTCCCTGCCGGCCTCGGTGAAAAAGGTCAGGTCGATCAGCCCCGCCCCGGCGATGGCCTGGGTGACGCTCGGCAGATGCCCGTAATCCAGGCTGGTCACGGCGTCGTCAGAATCCTGATTTCATCGACCATCTTGCCCACCTTGCTGCTGTCGCTGAAAAGAATCTCGACCGATTCCTCGCGCTGCATAGCTGCGGCGGCGATGCCTGCGGTGCCCGGCCTGGTGCAGACGAAGCTCTGCCCATCGATCCCCTCGATCGTGTAGAGGGTGTAGGGCTGGCCGGCCAGGCTCCTGCGCTCGTCCTTCACGGTCTTGACCTTGCCGCGCCACACGGGGATGTCGGCACGCGGTGGAGGCGTCAAGGTCAGTTCCGGCGCAGGCACCTTTGGGGATTCCTGCGGAGCGGCGGGGGCATCTGCGCTTGGGCGAGTCTCCCCCGCGGCTACCGCGGCCTTGCGCCTGCGTGGCTTGGAACGCGGCGGCTCGGCGGGAGGGGCGGGAGGCGCCTGCGGGAGGGCCTGCTGGCCCGACAGTTCGCGCTCGAGCTGCTCGCCAGCGTTGGGAATCAGGTCCGCGGGGATGTCGTCCTCGTCCTTCGCGTCGATGCGCACCCCCGCGAGCATCTTGAGCATCGGCTCGCCGGCCTGCTGGAGCAGCTTCTGGAGCCCCCCGCGGAATTCGAGGGACAGCACGTAGATTGTGACGGCTCCATCCGCCGTCTGCGCCTGCTGCGGCGAGAGCTTCAGGGCAAACGGCACGCCCGTGATCTTGCCGATCTGGCCGCGCACCATCCGGGTGTAGCTCAAGATGTTGATCATGGAGTTGCGCGAGGTCGTGCGGATCTCGTAGACCCCCAGCCGCCCGACGTTGGGCAGCACGAGCATCAGCCGCCCGATGTTCTTGCACATCTTGCGGATGAAAAAGTCGCACTCGGTCCCTGGACATGGCATGTCGAACATGTCGCCGCGCTCCACCACTCCACCGGCCTCGCGCAGCGCGAGCGCCCCCTGCGGGTCCAGTTCGTTGCCCATCTCGTCGGTCCCGACGTAAACCCGCGTGGCCGTCACCCCATCCGCGCACCGGCAGAACAGCCCGCTCTTGCGGTACGCCATGCGTGCCGTGGGGAAAAAGATCTCCTCGTCATCCGAGGGGAACACGACCGGCCAGATTTCCTTGCAGTCGTTGCCGTACAGCTCCGCGACTTCCTGTACCTCGTCGAACCCGAAGTGATCGAGTTTCGCCGGGTACTCCTTGCCCTTGGCGCTCGTGATCTTCTCGCCGAGCCTGATGTAGCCGAGCCTGGGCAGCCTGCTGACGGTGGTGATGTCGGGAATGGACAACTCAGCGCCTCCTTCTCACGGTGCTCACCTTGACCTTCCACCACACCTGCTTGCGATGCAGGTTCCGCTTCCTCTTGCGCAGCCGCTTGCGAGCGGCCCGGCTATTCTTCCCGAGGCTCCGCCTGAACAAGACCCCTCCGCTCGTATGCGGACATCCACCGGAGCACGGCCTCAGAGAAGCCGTCGAGGTGGGTCCAGCGTCCGTAGCCGACGCCATTCTTGTAGGACGCGACGTTGATGACGTATGCCTTGGCCTGGCGCCGCGGGTCGGCAATGCCATCGTGGGCCTGCTCGTCGGTGATGACGACGATCCGGTCGTACTGCCCGGCCACGGACTTGGTACTCGTGATGGCTTCCGCCAGATATGTCCCACCATGCTCCTGGCTGTTGACGATGACGTCGCGCAGGGCGAAGCCACGCCGCGCCGGCACCA